CTAATGCGTGACACCGAGAGGTGTCCGATGAGTACCTAGTGCTCACTGTGCGACTGCAGCAGCAAGACACAATTTGGTTAGACCACCAACGGCAACGTTGGTGAGAGTAACCTTACGGGTTGTCCCGTAATTACTCGCTCCCATCATAGCTGGATCTCCCAGCCTGTGATGAGGCAACAGAATAGGTCGATCTCTCTGAGTGAGCCTTTCTGTATGAACTGGACTGTGATAAGTTTGACTTATTACGCCGGTTTAGCATTGGAGGGAAGAGATTTCTTGCCGTATCCAACGCTAAGTCATAGGGTTTGAGAAGGTATTTCTCAGTCCTATGACCTTCTACCATGCCACAGGAAATCGCTTCCCGTTTCATGATAGTTCCAGACTGTTCTTCCAATTTGGAAAGATGACTGGCTGCGCTACCCGTATCCACAATGATGAACATCGGGTTGCGTATCGTGTGATTAACTCGCGTCGTGAGCAATCGCTTGATAGTGGATTCCCCCGGGATGACGTCTCCCCCGTTGTAATCCCACCCCTGTTGCTTGCACATCAGTACAAGGTCAGAGGGGTGCACCTTCAGAATATGAATATTCGCTGAGTGTGCGGCTTGGTTACAAAGCTTTTTGTCTGTTGTAACTATAGCTATCACTTGTGATTGAGCCATGTTGAGCTCCATCGCAAGTCTGGTTACTTTGTCGATAATTAAACCATCGTCAGTAACCCATTCCCTGTTTCTGTAATAGAGTTCTCTAACAGAACGAGGGTCCAGTACTTGGCCGTTCATTACGGTACGGTACTGTACGAGTTGGTCAGCTAGCGAAGCTGCCCACTCTTCCTGCGTCTGACCTATCTCGTATAGGCCGATGCGGGTCGTGGTCTCCTTGATTTCGAACTTGTTCGTCTTCGTGGACCTTACTGTGAGGGGTATACCCGGAATCTTCAGGGTCTCCTCGCAGCTGATTTCAGATCGCAGGAACATATCCTCGCTGAAACCAATGTCTGCTAGGTTATAGACAAAACCTTTGCAGCCGTTCGCTATGAAATTTGCATGTTTCATGGTGAACTCCCTTTGCCCTACGCTGATGATATTCCAACCATCACGCATAAGGTCATCCATATCTTCTGGTACGGCCGTACAGTTGATAAGGTTCATGAATGCAGTATTCGCACTTAGCGCTCCTGCATACTTGCTTGATCTCTTCCGGGAATCTTCTTTCCTGAGGAGATCGGAGTATACCTTTGGGATATTTCCAAAGATTACTTCCTCGAATCTGATCTTTCGATCAAGTTCGACTTCTGCAGCCTTCCGCCCTATCAGGGTTTTAGTCCGCACGAGCCGCTGTTCTACAGCGGTAGCTCCCGCTCCTTGTCCAAGTGCAAAGTAGAGGGGCTCCGGGAGACGGGTCATTTGATCCGCCCTCCGGGGAACTGCTAACCTGTTATCATATGTACCATGTAAGCAGTATATCTCTTTTTGCCGTAAAGCAGCACAAAGAGGCATGGAAATTGGATTACCACTGTAGTCCATATTTTCCAAGGTCACTATCGCTTCCTCAGTTGCGGAGCCATAGAGACGGTGATACGTTCCTCCCCGGTAACACCGGACGTACGTATATATGTTAGAAGCCTCGTCAAACGGAGCACTAACACCTGTACCTCCCATTGCTTGTGGTAGGTATTTTGGGTCTTTTGAACGCGACGTGTTCAGAGTCCCATCCTGGAAGAAATTTGCAATTTGCATTTTCGCCTGGACTGCCGGATGAGATTTGATTCTCGACCGGATGAAGCTTGCCTTACCCACGGATGTGGATATAGAAGCCTCTTTATCTCCCTTCTGAACATCCAATAGGACTCTCAGATGGGCATCGTCGATGAATTCCAAGTCTTGGAAATCTCGTCCCGATTTGCGCGCATGGTGGAAAGATCCCACCGTTGAACGCGGGACTATGCTCGTAACCTCCGCGAGGTTAAACATATTCCTTGAGATGAAGGTGTCTTCTTTGGACGTCTTCATCCTGTAGATTCTCTCTTGTACTATTTGGGCACAAGCTAGATCTAAGGTAGATCGACTTGCCGAAACTCGGTCGTCTCCTACCTCCATACCAAACACTTCCCCTTTGGGTTGTATGGTAGGGATGTTTCTCTCCGTCAGATAATCACTGGCGTCGGAAACTATTTCCTTGATCAGGGCAAACATTTTGTCCTCATCTAGGACGGGAATAGGTTTGTCAACTTTGACCCCTATTCCCCAACCCGCGTGGATCGTAACTCGCGGCAATGGATC